TCACTATGATCTGCTTTTTTAAGAAGCGCACTTAATTCAGAATCAGAATCTATTAAGTTAAATATGTTACCTACCCCAATATTGTATTCTAGAGTATCTTCATATTCATATATATCCTTTAGATAGGAATCAGAATATGACGAAGTTACTGATATCGATGAAAAATATTGATATTCGCCATCGCCCTTTAGTCCTTCCCCTGCCTTATATCCGTTATTAAATATTTTGTCATCCTTAATTTTTTTTCTTATTTCTTTTTTTGATAATTTATCCTTATCATTTGACATATTTTAGGCATTATTTTTACAAAGAATTGAATAGTTCATCATAACTATCATCTGACATTTCTGATACCTGTTCAGTGCTTTCTTTATTTTCAACATCGCTAGAAGTACTAGGAGTATTTAACGTTGTTTCAGTTTCTTTTCTTATTTGATCTTGTAATTGATTAGCAAGGTCGTCATCGCTATAGTATTCGCTATTAGGTGAGTTTTCTTCAATTAATTTAAAATAGTCTTTATGCATAGAGTAGAATTTGTAGCTTTCTTCAAATCCATTATCTCTGTTTGCTATTACTTTTATTTTCATTCTACCTTCAAGAGGGCTTCTCATTAGTCCGTATAGTGCATCTACTGTATGTACTAATCCAAAAGACTCGGCTACTGAATCCATTCCTAAATCGTAATTTTCCACATCATCTCTTCTTATTTGAGTAGCTGATATTATGCACCATTCATTTCTCATTGCTGCACCTCTTAGCTGCTCACAAATCATTTTAACCTTTTCATATAAACCAGATTGATCTTGAATGGGCTTTAATAAGTTTAAGTAGTCTACTACGATTACTTTAAATTTCTTATTAAGTTTAGATTCTAATCTAATAAAATAATTTTCTATGTCTATTGCAGTAGCCCCTCCTGTTGGGAATTCAACTACTTCTAAATGTCCTATGTTTTGACCTGATGACTTTAACTGGTTAATTTTGTTTCTAACTAATGACGCACTTTCGATATCGTTTATTTTTTCATAGTCATCTTTTTTAATCTCTAATATATTAGCGCCTATACGTTTCATATAACTACGGTCGGCGAGCTCTACTGTAACTAGCCCAGTGTTATTACCTGCTAAAAAGGATCTAGCGGCGACGTTTCCTAACACCATCGATTTACCTACTTTAGGTCGACCTTGAAATACTACTAATGTTTTTAAATTCCAACCTCCTCCTTGGGTTTTATTTATGAAATCAAATCCACTAGGAGTTCCTATTTTAGGTATTTGTATGTGGGAAGCAGGATCCATGAAGTTTAATCCTTTACTATTATTTGAAAAGTCTATAGATAATTTATTATTAATATCGTTTCTTATCTTTTCGGTTATAGTATCTATATTAGTAGGATCGACTGATGCGGTTTTAAGATATGCTATCATATCAAACATAGTCAAATTAAGATTGCGTATCATAATAAACGCGGTGACATACTCATATAAGTACTTATAATTATATTCTCCTAGATTGAACATATATAAGTCAGATATTTCATCTTCTTCGATAAAACAGTTCTTAAGTTCTAAGTAGCTAGCTAGTTCTTTCTTGTTAGGTATTTTAGAATATTCTTTAAAAAACTTTAGTGCGTGTTTATATGTTTCGAATCTATTTTCATGATTAAAATATTTAGGGTAGATTCTAGTAATTAGATCTTCTCTACTTAAGGAATCATCGTTTGATGGCTTTAACGCGCTTGAATCATTATCTGGATTAAGTATAAAGTTCCAAACCATTAATTCTAATGAGTCAATATTTTCTGCGAAGTCTATCATTTATTAAGTATAAAATTTAGTCAATAGTATATCTTTTATATACATATTTTTATTCTTGGTTTCAATATTACCCTTAGAAATATTGTTTTTAAGTATTTCTATAATATGACTCTTAAATACATCATTAGACATTTTATCTCCAAATACATACTTTAGAGTTTTGGATGTAAATTTTATATTTGAATAATCAAAATTATCTTTCTTACTTAACTGATTAATAAGATACTTAATTATTTCAAATATTAACCCGTCCTCACAAGGTTTTTCACCCATCATATGTAAGTTTAGATGGTATTTTATAGGCAGGCTAGAATTAATCTTCATCTTCTATTTCAAAGTTTTCTCCATGTAAGTCGGATAGTTCGTCATGTTCTATTTCAGTTAAACTACTATATTTGAATTTAGGTATAATAACGTTTTTATCTAATTCATCTATAACTGCATCAGTAAATACTCTTTCACTAAAGATTTCTCTCCATGGAACTATATCGCCATTAAATTTAATAATGAAGTTACGAGCAGCTGCTTTTGGTAAAAAATAAAATTTATCTCCGTCTACTTCAAATGGATGACATTTATCTGCGTCGGGCCCTTTTAATCTATTAAATTCTTTTTCAGTAAGCTTGTTTCCTCTTTCAACTCCACATTTTTCCCAGCTTAAATATTCTTGTAATCCAACATATGGATTCATTCCTTTATGAAAACTAATATGGAATTCAATTTTTTCAGGTTTAGCTAAACGATTTTTATCCGTATTACTTCTAACTTTAACCCCAGTTCGCTCTTTAGCCTCTCCGTCTGAATTAGTTTCATCTTCTCCTTTCAAGACTCCTCTGCTTAACATTAATACGACGGACGCAGAATATAGAGGACCGGATCCTCCAGACATCGCTTTAGGGTTGTACTTATCCATGCTTGAATAGGTATGTGAAGTAAATATTAACGGTATTTTTAAGTTTGATAGGTCTAACGTAAATGACTTAAATAACTGTCTCAATTCCTTAGCTCTAAGTCCCATGTCTTGGGCATTACTTCCTTTTGCTATATCCTCTACTTCTTTATTAGTTTCTAAGTGAGTTAATGAATCTACAATAATCATTATTTTTAAATCTGGATTTTCTTCCTTCATTTTTATAATGTCGTACACGAAAAACTTAACTTCAGATATGATACCTATTCTTTTATAGTTCATTAAATCCATATTAATTCCGAAGTTAACGAAATCTTTTCTATCTAACGCTCCTTCAGTATCAATATAAAATGTAGCATATCCTATGTTTTGAGCATTTTTAACTGCATTCAAACATAAGAAGGTTTTACCAGTACCGGAATCTCCTCCAATACCAAGACTTCTTGCGTTTGGATATCCTCCACGTAAAGATCCAGAAAGCTGTGCGTTTAATAATAAGTTTCCTGAATCTATATGTTCAGTTATATCAGAAAAGCCTTTAAGCTTTACTCGCTTTTTAGCGGTCTTTTCTAATGCATCGTTAAATTTGCCAAATGCAGAAATTAGGTCTCTATTGCTCATAAGTAATATTGTTTTTTATTAAATACTGTAATGTAAAGGTAAGTTTTATCTTAAGTAAGATAAAAGAAGTAAAGAACAAGATAAACATAAAGAATCGTGTAAAGATCCGCTATTAACTATATTGTTAAATTTAACTTTATCTATTCCGTTGTCTTTTAGTTTAGATTCATCTATTTTATCTATGTAATTATCTAAACTAAAAGCATAGCATCTGTATGATTTATAGAAAGGCATATTATGTTTAACCTTGCCTATGTAATATAAGTCTTCTACGTCAATGCTGGATATTCCAATATTATCTGTTATTATTTTACATACTTCTGAAAATTGAGCGTCAGTGTTATATTTAGTATCTGAAGTTATACATGAATTAAAAGTATCTCCGTTTAAGTAGTCGCTAGAAGAAACTAGATATGTCGAATCTATGTTCCCATCCTTAGTATCAAAAGGAAGAATACATATTGAATCAGTTTCGCATACTAATTTTCTGTGGTCTACATTATCTCCTTTAATGGAAACCATTTTATATTTTCCATCATTAAAAATCTCATCTTTAGTTAAATCATTCATCATCTACTTGTATTAATTTTATAGACTCTTCTTTTCTAGATGTTTTTTGAACTTTTTGTTTAGGTTCTAACATCGATTTAAGAGAGTCCTCTATAGTATTTAATGTTAAAGTCTCATGTACATATTCAGAAAGTTGAGATAAAAAAGTATTTTTATCCTCTGCGTTATTATACATCATCTTTAAAAGCTTTCTATCTGGTAGTTTTATCTTCAATTTAAATAAGAAATCAGTTTCATCAGAGTTAAACATTTTGAAAGGATTTTCAACCGTTTCATGTCTTACATTAGAGCCAATGTTTTGGTTCGGTAAAGTTCCAACTGGCTCTAAACCTTTAGCTATTGGCAAAGGCTTGTGCTTTTCAGCGCTAACTGGAGGAACTACTGGGCCGTTTATAGATTGAACTTCGGACTTAGTCATAGGCTGCATGTCTCCATGTATCATCATTAAGTCACTAGTTATTCTATGAACAGGAACACTTGAGCCATCGTCAAAAATTGCAACTATAGTATTCCCTTTTGGCTGTACGTCTCGACATGTTACTAATTTACCAATTAGCGTTGGATCTGATGTCTTAATCCATTGAAATTTTTCATTGGTAAAGTTTTGTTTATATGAGATTAATTGTTCTTCTGAAATCATATCATTATTGTTTTTTTTAAATATTTGAGTTAATCCTTTTAGCCATTTCATTGAGTGCTATACTTTAATTCTTTTATTCGGTCTTGAGCATCAATCCTAGCGTTATATAATCTACTTTGTATTATTCTAGCAACTGAATCTTTATCATTTCTAAAGTATGTATCGTTTTTCGTTTTTATTAAGCCTTCAGTATTTTTTATCATTCCTACTTTACCTGCAAAGGATGAAGGGCAAGTGTTCCATTGCATCATTATGTTAGGATACATCGATTTAAAGTCATAACAAGAGATAAACTGATAGTATCCAGGAACGGGAGGCATTACCCAGGCTCCTTCAAATTTAGAATCTACAATATCGTCAGAATAAGGCTTTTTAGCCATCTTCTTATTATCTTTAAGAAATTCTCTACTCATTAGTACTTCAGTAATATGAACAGGGCTGAATATCTTATTGATTTCAATCTGTGCTACATTTGCCACTGAGAATGCTACTTCCATTATACCGAGCTTTTCGTCTATAAGCTTAACTAGTAGGTTATCAATAACATTATACATAGTAAACATGTAGATGTCTTTTTGAAACTCTAACATGTCTTTATATGGATGTTTAAGCTTAGTAGTATTTAAAGTCCTACTTGCAATATAATCTAATTTATAATTCTCTATTACTTTATATGGTTTATATCCAGGATCCTGCATAAAGGCCATATAATCGATTACCCCTAAATGGTTAGGTATCTTATGTTTTTTAGAAAATGTTTTACTAGATGCCATGTTTGCCATCGGGTCTAGCTTAAGATTTTTACATCTATTCATTAAGTACTGCCAGTCAAAATCTATTACGTTCCAGCCTGTAACCAGAGATTGTTTAGGAGCAATTTGATGGAAATAAAAATTAAGTAAATCTTTTTCAGTTTCAAAAAATTTATGTTTAATCTTAAAATCTTTTTTAAATAGCCCTTTATCTTTTTCTTGCAGTGGAACTACTTTTCTAAAGTACTCGTTGACATCTAGTTCCATCTGCTTGATATCATCTTGAGAAAGGCCATTAGGCATATCTTCTGATTTCATTATGCTCAAAACATAGGACACATCTCCTTCGTTACAGAATGATATTAAGTTAACAGGCATTGCTGCTTTTTCAGGATATGGAAAAGTTGAGTCTGTAAGTTGAATTTCAATGTCTAAAAAATTAACCTTAGGATTATTGTCAAAATCGTAAATTAAATCTATTTCCTGCTTAGTCAATTTTTCTATTATCAACTCTTCTATTCTGATTCTAGATAAATACTGAGATCTGGCTTTTTCTTTTTTTAAATATTTACCATTCCAGTTTTTTTCTATTGAAGGTCTATCTGATTCTACCCATTCAAATATTTCATGAGGAGACAGACGTTTTATAATATAATCAATGTTACCTTTCTTATCATAATAAGAAATCATTAGATCTTTGTCTTTTACTTCTACTCCTATTATCATGAATTATTTAGTTAAGTTACTGAGGTTAGGTCTAAATTCTTTATTAACATGTCCACATTTAGCGCATGCAATAACTGGTATTGGTGAAATACTATCTCTGTCGCTACCTGTTACGAACTTAGATACTTTTTTAATCATCATTCTTTCTGCAAATACATCACATTCACATTCTTCGCATACTACATCAGTAGCATTATTCAAATTATCATTAATTGATCCTTGACCTGAAGGGGTTTTTCCATCTCCTACTATATTCATACTTCTTTATTATTTTTAATAACCATTTTCTTGTCTTTCATGGTTATGCTCATTTTTAGCCATATATAAATTTACCATTTCTTTTGAAGTTAATCCTATAGAAATAGCAAAGTTTAGATAAAAATGCAGACCGTCAATCCATTCATAGTACAACTCTAATCTATCTGATTCTGAAAGATCTGATATCTTTAAATCTTTTGCTTTAGAATTACTAGACTTCCAGTATTTCCAACCGGCAGATCCTATACCATCATTGATTCCACCTAATGCGTCAAACATTTCATTTAATTCATCTGACATTGCATGTTTATTTACCATCCAAAAGTCTGATATCTCTTTAATCGATAGTCCTTCAAAATTAAATCCTAATCTTTTCTGTAATTCTTTTTGCTTTTCAACGATTAATCCTAAAGTATCTTTAGTTTCGTTGAAGTGATCTTTAACTTTAAGATCTGCACAAGTATTGTCACTATTTGCCATATAACG